GCGGTGAAAGCTGCACGTTGGGTGTGGAGCAGGGGAAAAGATGGAGATAACTTCAAAATTTTACCTATTGCTATATTAAATGAAAATAGAGCGATTATAATAATGCTCTAAAAAACTCATAAAATCCCATTTTCATTGGGATAGCCCAAATAAAGAATCCAAGAAGGGCAATTGGACCAAGCAAAAAGTTGTAAATCTTCTTTGGCAAAATATTTCCCAATAGGATTTTATAAATTACTGCGCATCCTATCATTACAACTGGCAGCAAGATCATTGGTGGTATAAAAAACCACAGACTTCCGCCACTCGATATATCTGTAAATATGTCCATTGATGATTACCTCGTTATGTATTTTTTGTAAATTATAACTTAAAAAAGCCGCAGCGTCATCACACGCTACAGCTCGAATTGGTTTATGCCCTTTGATGGCTTGTCAGATAAGTCATTATAACACAACTTAGGAGGGCAAACCTATGTTAAAAGGGCAAATTAATGTTACAAAAGAGGATTTACTTCAGTGGATTGAAAATTATCGATGGATGGTTGAAACGATTGAGGAAGCACGGCAGCCAGTATCTAAAGCTGATAACAACAGCTACATTGGGGCTAAAACGGCTATGTATGGGATTGAGGCGACATTACCGAAGGCTAGTGGAGGTACAAGTGATCCAGTGTATACAGAAGTACAACGTCGTGTATATTCTCTAAATTATCGCATAAAGGAATATAAGCAAAAGATTGCAGAGGTTCAAAAACGTATTCAATTAGTTCAAGGGGACAGAGAGATTGAGGTACTTCATAGACTGCTTGATGGAGATAGCATGAGAGCTATTGGCAAGCATATGAAATTGTCTAGTACGACGATATTTAGGGTCAGAAACAATATTTTGAAACAAATGATGAAGTAGCCTAGAGGCTACTTCTTATTAATGTATTCAACTCAGGAAATTAAAGAGGCATTATTACAACCATTGTTAAAAAAGTATATAATAAAATGAATTTAGAAAGTCATATTTGAACATGTTAATAGGATATACAAATTAACTTGTGAATTGTTGCTAAAGGATCCATTTGTACAAAATTTTACGATACTTGTTTTAAGTGTGTATAGTTGATTATAAGAAGGGGTTACGCTATGACAGGAAAAATAAGAAGTAACTTGTTTTACTTAAAGCAGTTTGGCTTTAATGATTCCCTTTTACAAAATATATTTATTTTAGGATTAGATCCCATAACAATTATTTTTAATAGGGAATGCAAAATATCCGCTGAATTGGAAAGTAAATTTACTGATAAAGATAGGAAATTAGCGGAAGATTATAATAAATACAGAAATTTTAAAAGTAAATTATTTAAAGAAGATGACTTTTTAAGGGACAGTAAAAGTAAAATGTATTTTAAGTATGATGTAAATGAAATGACGACGCTACTGCCTGAAAAAATAATGCCACTTTTTATGTATTCACAAGGGGATATTTCACTTTTAGCAGTTAACAAGAAAAGGGTGGCAATCGTTGGTACTCGTCGACCATCTCCAAAAGCAATTGCTATTACTAAAAAGATAACCAGAGAATTTGTTGAGGATAATTATGTTGTTGTTAGTGGATTAGCAGAAGGTATTGATACGATTTCTCATGAGACAGCAATTCTTCATAAAGGCAAGACGATTGCCGTATTACCTACGAATTTTAAAAAAATTTACCCAAAGGAAAATCAAGAATTAGCAAAAGAAATATTAGATAAAGGCTTGTTACTAACATCCATAGGTCCAAAAGAAAATACTTATAAATCTAGTTTCTTAGATAGAAATAAATATGTAGCAAATATCAGTGATATAATAGTCGTTATAGAAACGAATTTAAAAAGTGGGACTATGAATACAATTAGAAACGCTAGTGAGGCAAATAAAAAGATACTATTTATTGATCAAGAAGATGAATTAATTAATAATAAGATCTATGAATTTGGAGGCGTAATGCTAAATGACTAACAAAATGATTTTTATATCGAAATTAGTTTTTTTTACTGAAGATAATGAATTGATTGAGGGAAACTTGAAATTTGCTGATTTGTTTGTTAATCAAGATGTTTCTTTAGCAATTATAGCTAGACAAGATACAATAGATATTTTAAAAAAGAAAATACCTACAGAGTATGAAAAAAAAATAAAACTTGTGAATAGAAGCTTTCAGACCAAAGATAAAATCAAGGATTTAAAAGAGCAAGGTGCAATTTTTGGCTTGATAGGTATTGTCGAAGACGATGCTATTTTTTCCTTTAACTGCAGAATTCCATTATTTAACCCTGAGAGAATGAGTAGTGGCAGAGTTAACATTTCTGATAAGGTGAAAAAATATGGTTTGCCAATCATTGAATTTCAAAATGTAATCGACTGCTTAAAGGCTTTTGAAATACATAAAGAAAATTATTTCCATATTTGCTTTGGAAATAATTTCAGTGTTATAAGTTTAAATAATGCAAATACCTATTTCAGACCTGAAGAAGAAACAAGAATAAAACAAATTTTCGAAACAAATTTAAAAGGTGATAAATCTGAAAGAGACCAAAGAATTTTACTACTTCTATTATTCCATTTGATAAACGAAGTAACAACAAATTCTTATTTTGATAAGGTTGATTATTGGGGAACTTTCCCATCATCTAATCCTGAAAATACAGTTACATCTGTTTCTTTTTTAAAGGAAGCTGTTAGAGTTCTAATTAATGGGGGACCTAGGAATGGACCAGAAATTTTGATCAGACACGAGTCTATGAGAGCTAAACACAGCAGTGCTGCTGCAACGCGCTTGATAAATAAAAGTGATAAAGATTTCGATACTTTAATTGTAAATCCAACTTTAATCAAGAAAATTAAAGGTAAAGTTATATGTATTATTGATGACTACATTACTAATGGATACTCGGCTGAAGCAGCGAAGCATGTGCTATTGGCCGCAGGAGCTAAAGAGGTTATTTTTCTTTCATTCGGCAAGTTCGGTAAAAAATACTACTCAACTGATTATGAAATTACAGGCGATGTATCGACAACAACATATTCTTTTGAGTTTGTTGATGAAATTCTTCATGTGGATACATTTAGTGAAAAAAAATGTTATAACTCAGCTAATGATTTAGAAATTATGAATTTTGGTGATTTAGTTTAAAACTATATATAAAATCTAGCTGCTCCTTAGTATGGCATTTGGGGCAAATGTAACAAAAGGAACAAATGTAAAACATGTAGCAAGTTTTGTGATAGAAAAAATATGATGTATACTGGGAGGCAGGACGGTGCGGTAAGTTTTTCCTCTCTTGGTATTTATAAAAACCTAAATATTAGGGAAAGACAGACCGACGACCGACCCGCGCTGAACAAACTTGTTCGGAGCATGACATACATCGCCGGCCCATATTTTTTAAGAGATTAGGTATCTTAATTAATATAAAAGGCTAATAAAACTGAAGGAGTGGTTTATATGTGAACTTCGTCCACTTTCCATAATTTCAGTCAAACTTACTAAAACAAACTTACTATAGCTACAAAGTGCACGGAAATGCACTATAAATCTAAAACACAATTACGAAATAACGTGGTACGCTCTGCCGCGATGTCAAAAGTGAGCACTCGACAATTTACCACAATATAAAAGCTTTCATCTTAGGATGGAGGCTTTTTCTTATGTAGAAAAGGAGGTTGAACAATCGGCAAACACAGTAACACAAGAACAAATTGATAACATCATCGAACAATCATCATTCGAGGTATTTCATCGAGTACATGAAAAGCAATGCCTGGTAGTAGCTAAATTGCCAAATGGCTTTACGGTTGTTGGTGAATCGGCATGTGTTGATCCAGCTAATTACGATGAGCAAATTGGCTACGACTTAGCGGTGAAACACATAAAAAACCGTCTTTGGGAGCTAGAAGGGTACGCATTACAAAACAAGTTGTACCAACTAAATTAAGAGCCCTTCGTAGGGCTTTTTCTTTTGCTTTGAAAACTGCATCAAACAGCCATACAAATAACACGGACTAGTTTACGGGTGACCAAGTATCTCAGGAACATTAGATACCGAGGAGCGCTGGCATGCACTAGTAACCGATAGGGCGGAGTTTGGTGTGGTTTTTTGAGCAAAAAGTTATTACATATATTTCATCTTCTAGGTTATGATTGGATTGGAGGCGATATAATTGTCAAATGATATAATTTGGAGATATATGGACTTATCTAAATTTATTGATTTAATTAATAAAAAGCAATTATTTTTTTCAAGAGCTGATAAGTTTGAAGATCCATTTGAAGGGGCAACTACTGTTAAGAGAATTCCTGAAAGAAGAAAAAAAATGGAGGAAATGTTTGATAATCCTGGTCCAAAGGACATACCAATTGAAATTGGAGGTAAAGAAGTAATTGTTGGGACTATAGAACATGCTGAGGAAAGTGATAGGATTATTAAAAAGTTTAGAGAAATATATTTTATCAATTGTTGGCATGTCAACAATACTGAATCAGAAGCAATGTGGAAATTATATCTTAAAAGTAATGAAGGAATTGCAATACAGACAACTACAGACGCTTTAAAAGCTAATATAGTTGATACTTCAAATTCTTGTATTGTTGATAAGGTAAATTATATAGATTATGAAAATGATGTGATGGACTATAAATATAATAATATGAGTATCTTTTTTCATAAAAGAAATCATTTTAAACACGAGAATGAATTAAGGGTAGTTACTCCATTTCTACATACAAAAGTTTTAGATGAAGATAAAGAGAAATTAGTTTTGGATGAAGAAAAACAGAGCGAAACTTTTGGTATTCATGTACCAATAAAAAATATAAGCAGGTTAATTAAAAATGTTTACGTTAGTCCTGCAGCCCCAGATTGGTTTATGGAAGTTGTTGAATCTATCTTAGAAAAATATGATATAAAAAATGAAGATGGAGCAATTCTGAAACCTAATAAGTCAATATTAAAAAACACGCCTTATTATTAAGTAAAATAATTTTTTAGCATCCTTCGGGATGTTTTTATTTTGTTCTGAAAAGTGAGTATCGAGCAGATTCCTCCCCCTTTGACTGCTGGGCAATGGTACTTACTTTTGAGAGTGAAAAGTTATTACATATATTGCATCTGCTAGGTTATGATTGGGTTGCAATGGGAGGTGAGAGCTATGCTAAAGGAAACGTTAAATGCACAAACTTTGATAGATTTGCTAGTTGAATTACCTGTTCTATCTATATCTACAAAATCTGTAGATGCAAAAGAAGTTTTAGAGCGTCTAGAGGTTGAGGGTAACGGTAAAGAACTGCAATTTCTAAAAGATTTATTCACTTTACAAACTGAAGAAGTGGTTGAAAAGTGGTACAACAAAGAAGAGTTAATGGAAAAAGTACCTGAAGAATTACGTTAATAAATCAAGTTCTACTCCATTGAGTGGGACTTTTTGTTTTACTTTGGTGGTGATGTTAATATGGCTTTTTCAATAAAAAAACCGGGATTCCTTAGAATCCCGGAGAACATTCGTTAGGGGGACTCGAACCCCCGACATCCCCTTTTTGAGAAGGGCACTCTATCCAACTGAGCTATAACGGCATAATACTACTTTTTAATAAGTAGGCTAACATTATTGTAGTAAAAAGTGGGAAATTTGTAAAGTATATTTTAGTAAATGATTTAATAAGAGAACAAGCAACTAGCATAATGGGGTGATGCCATTGGGAAAGTAAAGAAGTTAACACCGAAACAGCAAGCTTTCGCTGACTATTACATTGAGTTAGGGAATGCTACTGAAGCTTATATTAAAGCAGGATATAACGAAAAGGGTTCTAGAGCTAATTCTGCAAGATTGATAGCAAATGATAGCGTTAAAGCCTATATAGACGAGCGCATGGAGGAATTGAAGTCAAAGAAGGTAGCAGACCAGCAAGAAATACTAGAGCTATTAACTGCTATTGCAAGGGGCGAGACAACTTCAGCAACTTTACGTGGCATAGGCGAAGGTGCTCAAACAATTGATGAAGATATGCCTCCAACTACTGCCGAGCGTATTAAGGCTGCCGAATTACTAGGTAAGCGTTATCGTATGTGGGTTGATAAGGTGGAAACGAATGGTGAAACTAAAGTTGTTATCGTGGATGATGTGTAATGGCAGAACAACTTATCAGCCTAGCTAGTATCATTACAGAGCAATTCAAACCATTTTGGCGTGCCTCCAGAGCAAAGAAACATCTACGCTACGTCTTAAAGGGTGGCCGTGGTTCTGGCAAGTCGTTTCACATTCCAATGCGTATCCTGTTAGACATAATGGAATATCCAGTATCGGCACTTGGTATCAGGAAAGTGCAAAATACTATTTTAAAATCTGTGTACGCTAACTTTAAAGCTGCGGCAAATATTATGGGAGTTCGTGATCAATTCCGTTTTGTTGATTCTAAGCTTGAGATTACTTACTTGGGCCGAGGGAATAAGATTTATTTTGCTGGTGCTGATGATCCTGAAAAGATTAAATCTATCAAAGATGCTGATTTCCCATTAGCTATCGTATGGTTTGAGGAATTAGCAGAATTTAAGTCAGAAGATGAAGTAACGACAATTGAAAATTCAATCCTACGTGAGGAGTTGGAAGGGAAGATATTCTCGCAAGCTGACAGACAGCAGGCGTACCCTTTTGACTACTCTTTTTATTATTCTTACAATCCACCGAAACGTAAGCAGTCGTGGGTGAATAAGAAGTATGAGAGTTCGATGATTGATGCCAATACTTATGTACATCATTCGACTTATTTAGGTAATCCACACCTATCGAAAAAGTTTATAGAAGAAGCAGAAAATGTTAAGAAAAATAAGCCCTTAAAATACCGTTGGGAATACCTCGGTGAAGCAATAGGGAGTGGCATTGTACCGTTTGATAACTTGGAGATTAAGAAGGGCTCAATCACTGATGATATGGTTGCATCCTTTGACAATATTCGAAATGGTGTTGACTTTGGTTACGCGACTGATCCACTGGCATTTGTTCGATGGCATTATGACAAGAAGAAAAACGGTATCTATGCTATCGATGAAATATACGGTGTGAAAATCAGCAACCGTGAATTGGCAAAACAATTGAAACAAAAAGGGTACCAATCAGATGAAATATTTGCTGATAGTGCCGAACCGAAATCAATCGCAGAGTTGAAAAATGATCATGATATTAAGCGAATAAAAGCTGCTAAAAAAGGGCCTGATAGTGTTCAGTATGGTGAGGAATGGCTTGATGATTTAGATTTCATTTACATTGACCCGGCCCGTACACCAAATATCGCGAGAGAGTTTGAAAATATTGACTATCAAACAGATAAAGAAGGCAATCCGCTTCCTCGTTTAGAGGATAAGGATAATCATACTATTGATGGTACTCGCTATGCATTTGAACGAGATATGAAGCGACCATCCATGTCAGTTTTAAAGTGAGGTGATTAAATGCTAATTGAGGATTTATTTAGACCACGTTGGCATGAACAGATGGAGGAGGTGATAAAACGAATGGTTGAAAGTGTTATTAAAAATGAACAAGTGCTTCTTAATGAGATAAAGGAGTGGGAGGATTCTCCAAAACGGAAGCTCATGTTAACGGGTGATAGGTATTACAAAAATAAGATGGACATTGAAGAAAAGAAGCGGGATGCAGAGTGGAAGTCCAACTTAAAGCTGATACATGGCTATGTGAAGAAACTTGTTGATCAAAAGATTGGTTATGTTCTTTCGAAACAACCTTCAGTCACTAGTGAAAATGAAGGTTATCAGAAAAAGTTAGATGAAATATTTGATGCTGGCATGATTAACCGCTTGCGTAAAGTAGGAAAAGAGGCCGTTAACAAAGGTGTAGCTTACTTGCATCCTTACTTTAATGAAGCTGGGGAGCTTAGCTTTATGCGTTTCCCATCCGAGCAGATCATACCGTTTTATGCTGACTCTGAAAATATGAAAATTGAGTCGTTTTTACGAGTGTATGAAACCAATCATTATGATGGTATGACCAAAAAGACGTTGAAAAAGGTAGAACATTATCACAGTGATGGGATTGATTACTACGTATTTGAAGGTTCGACACTCATCTCGGATGTTCCGGCAGGAGGAAAACAAGGATATCACTTTTTGTTAGGTGATCAACCGGTTCTGTGGGAAAAGATACCCCTTATTCATTTCAGGTATAACGAGGAAGAACAGCCTTTAATTGAGCTGATTAAATCTCTCGTTGACAATTACAATACACAAGCTTCGACAAATGCAGATGTTCTTGCTGATATTCCTAATTTTATCTATAAACTCATTAACTATGGTGGTGTCGATTTAAAAGAGTTTCTTCATGATCTTAATGTCTATCGTGCAGTCAAAACGGATGAAAATGGTGATGTTGATAAATTATCTGCTGAGATTCAAACTGAAGCTAACGAAAAAGAACTTGAACGTACACGTAGAGCTATTTATGAGCTTGGCCGTGGAGTTGATACATTACATGAAAATCTGGGCAATGCATCCGGGGTAGCACTTAAATTCCGCTACAGTGATTTAGATATGGATTGCAACATTTTAGAAAGTGAAATGCAGTCTAGTATTGAGCACATGATGTGGTTCATTACACATTATTTGCAAATGATTGGAGAAGGTGATTTTACTGAAGAAAAAGTAAAATTTGTTTTTAATCGTGACATTATTATTAATGAAGTTGAAGCGGTTGAAATGTGTGAGAAGTCAGTAGGGATTATTGATGATCAAACCAACCGTGAAAATCATCCATGGTACACGCCAGAAGTTGAGGATAGGTTAGCCAAACAAAAAGCAGAAGAACAGAAAGAGATAGATGAGTATCAAGAGGCTTTGGAGAAACAGCGCCAGTCTCAATCGGAAGTGATTGACAATGAGTAAGTATTGGGAAAATCGTGCTGCACAACGTGAATTGGAATCACAGCTTATTGCCAGTAAGTACCTTGCTCGTATGGAAGAACAGCTACGCATGGCACAAGTGAACATCATACAGCAGATTGAGGTGTTTTATTCTCGTTATGCTATTGATAATAAGATTTCCTATGCAGAGGCTAAGAACTATTTAACTGCCAAAGAGTTAAAAGATTTTCGTAATATTACATTGCAGCAATACAAAGCGCTTTCCTTGTCAGGGAATCCAGAATACGATCGTATATTAGAGGTAATTGGCTATCGTGCACGTATCTCTAGATTAGAGATGCTCCATTTACAGATTCAATTGCAGATGCTTGAGTTATATGGTGGTGCGAAAGGGTTACAGGCTTATACGTATACAGGTTTAACAGAAGTATACGAAAACTCTTATTATAAAGGTTTATATGACATTGCCACATTCACTGCTGTTTATCAGCCTGTCACTAGGTTAACGGATAGCGTTATGAAAGAAGTACTCACCTATAACTGGTCAGGTAAGGAGTTTTCAAAGCGCATTTGGGGCCATGAAGCGGCAACTATGGTTACGATTAGAAAGGAGTTAGAAAAGGCATTTAGGCAAGGCCGCTCCCTTAGTAAAACATCAAGGGCAATCAGCAAAGCTACTGACGTGGTATTAAGTAGAGCAGAGGCACTGGTAAGAACAGAAGCTAACTTCTTTCATAACATTGCCGCTAATAACTCATACATTGAAGCGGATCTGGAACGTTATCAAATCCTTGCTACTTTGGACAATCGCACATCTGAAATTTGCCAAGAGCAGGATATGAATATTTACTTTGTGAAGGATTACAAGCCAGGTACTAATGCACCCCCATTTCATGCGCGTTGCAGAACTACGACGATTCCATTTTTTGATGAAGCTGAGTATATGGCTTATGAAACACGAAATTCTGCTAACGGTAGGATTAGGAAAATGAACTATAAAGAATGGGAAGAGAGGTATGTTGCATAAAATTGATTTTGCGTCTTTTTCGCTTTGCAGACGTAAAAGATTCAAAGCAAGAACCTATCGTGCGTACTACGATAATGCGAAATAGGAGGCTATACGATGAAAAAAGAAGATTTAATTGCTTTAGGTTTATCAGAGGAACAGGCAGATAAAGTAATAGCAGGTTTTGGCACCATGGTTCCTAAAAGTCGTCTTGACGATAAAATCAATGAAGTAAAGGACCTAACAACTCAATTGAAAGAACGTGACACACAGCTAAATGATTTGAAAAAAATTGATGCAGCTGGGTTACAGACAAAAATTGAAGAGCTGCAGCAACAAAACGAAAATGACAAGGCTGAATATGAAGCGAAAATCAAGGATACCCAACTTAAAAGTGCTTTGAAATTAGCGCTTGCTAGTAAAGTACATGATACTGATCTCGTTACAGGTCTTATTGATAAATCAACAATTGAATTGGACGAAGAAGGTAACGTAAAAAAAGGCTTAGATGAGCAGATTAAAACACTGCGCGAATCTAAAGCCTTTTTATTTACACCTGAAACTGAGGAAAAGCCGCTACCAAAGGGAACTAAACCGGGTGAAGGTAAAACTGACGATAAACCATCTACATCAATCAGTGCTCAAATCGCTCAACAATTAAATACACGCAGTCAGTCAAGTGAATCAAAATCTATTTGGGATTAGGGAGGACATTATATGCCATATGTAAGTAATGTACAAAAAGCAGAACGTGTAAATTTTTTAGCATCATCAAAGGTGCAATCGTTCACGTATCAGGTAAGTGATGTAGGCGTAGTTGCAGGTTCAAACGGTAAAAAGATTGTTAAAGCAGGGACAGTACTACCTGCAAATGACGGTACTGCGAAAGGTATTTTGTATACCGATGTGGATGTAACAAACGGACCACAACCTGGTTCGTTAATTGATCAAGCTTACATTTTAGAAGCTCGGTTACACACGGCACCTTCAGAAGAAGCGAAAACAGCTTTAAAGAATATTACATTCCGTTAATAGCGGCCATTTGAAAGGAGTAAACGAATATGCCAGATGTATTAGAATTATTCAATCAAAAAACTATGCTTGATTACTCAAAAACACGGGAGTATAAGCCGTTACTAGGAGAAACACTTTTCCCAGAGGTTAAGCACTCTACGCTTGAGTTTGACATGATTAAAGGTGGAAGTTCATTACCGACAATTGCTTCAGTACATGCATTTGACACAGAGGCTGAAATTGGTAGTCGGGAAGCTTCTAAGCAAGCTTTAGAGGCAGCCTATATTAAACGTAAAATGCAAATTACTGAGAAAGATTTAATTGCATTGGCTCAACCTCGCAATGAAGCTGAAAAGAATTACTTAATGCAAAATGTATTTAATGATGTTGATACACTTGTGAATGGTGTACGCGCCCGTGTTGAATTAATGCGTATCGAAGCGTTATCAAAAGGTAAAGTAACGTTGAATGAAAATGGACTTAATATGTCTGTCAATTACCATGTGCCGCTTGACCACCAAGAAACTTTAAGTGGTGCTGGACTATGGACAGCTGATTCAGCTGATATTATCGGTGATATGGAACGTTGGGCAGATACTTTAACTGATAAACCCACACGTGCATTAACTTCTACTAAAATACTTCGCTCAATTTTAAGAAATGCTAAAATCATTACTGCTTTATTTGGTAAAGATTCAGGTCGTATTCCAACTCGACAAGATTTAAACTCTTTTTTACAACAACATGATTTGCCTGTCATTGCAGTATATGATGCAAAGTATCGTAAGCAAGCTGCCAATGGATCTTATACATCACATCGTTACCTTGATGAAGACAAATTTGTCATGTTTGGTGATGGAACTTTAGGTGAAACGTTATATGGTCCAACACCAGAAGAAAGCCGTATGTTGCGAGAAGGTGCAGACGTGTCGAGCGTAGGTAAAATCATTACTATGGTGTTTGAAGAAGGACAAGACCCTGTTTCGACTTGGACGAAAGCAGCCGCTACAGCTATTCCATCATTCCATGCTGCTGATAACGTATTCCAAGCTCAAACTATATAAGGAGGTTGCTAAATGAAAACTCTTGTGAAAGTCAAAGAGAATAGCTTCCCTGTACGCTATGATGACGAAGTGTATAAAGTTGGTGAAGAATTAGAGGTGCTTAGTGAACACGCAGAGCATCCTAGTTTTGAAATCTTATCAGTAGTAGAAGCTTCGAAGAAACGCAGTACGAAATCTACGGAACCTACTGAATAGGAGGTTTTAACTTGAACGTATTTGATATCGTAAAAAGTAAAGTTCAACCAGATACATTTACTGCAGAGGAGCTACTTCTAAAAATTGAAGAGGTTGCTCAAGTGATTAAAACGTATTGTAACCGAAGTGATATTCCGGACAACATAAAATTCGTGCATGCGAATATGACACTTGATCTAATCAACTATGAAATGAAATCAATGAATCCATCTGATTTTGCTGTTGCTAAATCTGTCAAAGAGGGCGATGTCACTGTTGAATTAGGTACCAGTACAACGACAAGTGAACAAATGACGATCCAAATACTCACTAACTACACATCTCAGCTTAACCGCTTCCGGAAATTGAGGTGGTAGATTGAACATTCGAAAGCTATTGGCTACAGCAACAAAGTCTGTTGAGCTCATGTATGATCGAGTGGCCACAGTGAAGCGGTATGAAGAGTATGAAAAGCCTAATAGTTCAACCGGACAGAAATGGATTACAAAGCATGCCAATGTGCCTTGCCGTTTATCTACAGTAGGAATGCAGACACTTAATAATACTGTGGAAGGAGAAGTAAATCAGATTCTATATGATGCTAAGCTGTTTCTTTCTTCAACCGTTGATATTTTAGCAGGGGATGAAATAACGGTTCAGTTATTTGAAGATGGTGAGCTAGTAATGTCGGATGAATTTACATCAGCTAAAGAGTCTTTTCTTTATGTAACACATCAGGAAGTGCTTTTGAAGAAGAAGGTATATGCTTAATGGCCTTTGAATTTGAAGAAGTAAGACAACTAGCAGAAAAGATGAAAGAGCTCACCATTGCATCTGGTAAGATCCATAAAAAAGTAGCAGAAAGAATTGCTCAATTAGCCATTCGTAAAGTTAAAATGCTCACGCCTGTTGATACAGGGGATTTACGCAATAACTGGAAGTATCACATCATTAAGCAAGACGATACGTACAAAATTATTATCTATAACAATGTAGAATACGCACTTTTTGTAGAGAAAGGCCACCGTATTGTAATAGCTGGCAGTACAGTAGGGTTTGTTGATGGACAGTTTATGTTAGAACTGACAGAACAAGAAATGGAAAGGCTGGCACCACGAATGTGGGAGCGTGAAATAGAGAAAGAATGGAGGCGTATTCTAGGTGAGTGATGTAAATGTAACAGAAGGCATTAAGACACTTGCAATTAGGCAAATACGTTCTCTTTACCCAACAATGAAAGTATACGATAAACCAGTGAAGCAGGGCTTAAAAGCACCTGCTTTTTTAGTACGTATTTTTAATGTACGTCAAGAACGAGGCATGAAGTATCAAGCCAATCGAGCCTATTCTTTTAGCATGGTCTATTTCCCTGCTACAGACGATATAGACGAAGAATGCCTAAATGTATTAGAAGTCGTGCAAAACAACTTTAAGTACCTTGCTGATAGGTTTCATGTACATGAAATTGATGGTGAAATAGTAGATGAAACCCTTGTAATTAAATATCAAGTCAAAGCTTGTCTACACGACATATTAGAAGAAGTGAAAATGAGAACATTGGAGGGCGTTGATTTTGACACAAGAGACAACAAACAAAACGGCGAAGCAACCGGGGAATAAAAAGTTCTCCAAGGTTGCTTTTTTAGAGTCCGCTTCTTCCACAAAAGTCCGACTGGAGTATGAGGTAGTGCTTGAAGATGGTAAGAGCTATACCAAAAATGAAGCGGATAAACTTGTCGATGAATGGAAAAAGAAAGGAGTGGAGGCTTAATGGGCGGTATTTGGGAAACGCAAAACAAGGTACGGCCAGATGCGTACATTAACTTTGAAACCAATAGCCTAAATACAATGGGGCTAGATTCAAATGGTGCATTAGCTATCCCTGTTGCGCTTGATTGGGGTGAGGTAGGTAAATTTATTAAACTATCTACCAATACAAAATTCAAGGCACTATTTGGCAAGTCACTTGCAGAAATTTTACCAGTAAGAGAATCCTTTAAAGCAACAAGTAACATTTTCTTATATAACATTAATGGTTTAGGGGAAAAGGCAAAAGCCACAGCAGAAGGACTTACAGCAACAGCACTATTTGGTGGCTCAGACGGAAATAAGATTCATGTAACCGTCACTGTTGGTTTAGATGGTACTGTAACTATTAAAACGTATTTTGAAGCTTTACAAGTAGATTCTCAAAAGGTAGCGAGTTTTGAAGAATTGAAAGCAAATGACTTTGTTATTTTTACGGGAAGCCTTCCTGGAGCTGATGCGATTTTGACACTTGGGGGTGGGGCAACTGTAGCAGCAACGAACGAATCTATTTCGGAGTTTGCCTCAGCTTTAGATTCCTTAGATTTTAAAACAGTTGCATATGGTACAGATGATCATACCATCAAGTCCTTGCTTGCTCTTAAAGTGAGGGAATTTCGGGAGCAGGTAGGTAAACGTGTAACATTTGTAACGAACAATTACAATGCAGCGGACCATGAAAGTACCGTATCCATTAAAAATGGCGTCACTTTGGATGGGGGAGAAGTGTTAACAGCAAAAGATGCTGTATATTGGTTTGCTGCAGCATTTGCCGCTTCTACAGTAGGGTCGCTTACCTACGCGACATATCCAGGGGCTATTGAGGCAGAAACAATGACCAATGATGAAATTATTCAAGCATTAAAAGACGGCCATATTGTCTATTCATTCAATAATGATGAGGTTGTGGTGGAGCAAGATATTAACACATTCCGTTCATTCACACCGAAAAAAAATCAGGATTTCCGGAAGGGGAAGATTGATCGTGGCATGTCTATTATCGAGAACAACGCTCGTCATATTTTCCGTAAATACTTCATTGGTAAAGTGAATAATGATGCGAATGGCCGAGATTTATTTAAGAAACAACTTATGAAAACTGTTCTTGATCCTTATGTAAGACTAGGTGTGATTGATTCATACATGCCAGAAGATATTGTGATTGAACAGGGCGATGAAAAAGATGCAGTATTAGCAGTATTAGGTATCAAGTTTATTGATGCCATGGAAAAATTATATATGCGTGTCGAGTGCAAATAAGAAGGAGGTAAGGCTTGATGGCACCAAACGTTATGCAAACAAAAGACGCTATGTCCTCACGTGAGGGCTTGGTGTTTATTAATATTGAGGGTCAAACATTTGAAATTGCAGAAATTCTAAAGTTTAAAGCAGAAGTAGAATATAACAAGGTGGAAGTAAAGCGTCTAAATGCGCGCATGGAAGGTTCGAAAATTGTTGGAGCTAAAGGTGTTGGAGAGATGACCATGTACTATCATCGTCCAGAAATTCGCGCCATGGCTTCGGATTATTTGCGATCAGGGAAGTCACCGATGTTTGATGCAACAATCGTCAACGCAGATATTACAAGTGCAGCTGGTAAACAAACAGTAGATATTCGAAACATTGTACCAGACAAAACCCTATTGGCAATGCTTGATGCAGATAGCGCCGATACATTAAAAGACGAATTCCCATTTACATTTGACGATTTTGAAATCTTAAACCAATTCAGTGTTATCCAATAAGGAGGAACTTATAAATGAGCAATTTTAAAGCTTTTATGAAAGAAAATGTAGTGGGAGTAGAACCAACTGAGCTACCACTACCACGTTTTGCAGAACCTATTAAACTGCGACCTGTTCCATCAGATGAAGCAGATCTGATTAACGATCGATGTTTTAAAAACGTTGCTGGAAAAAGAGGGCGCCAAGAGAGAGTATTTGATCCAGTAGCATACAATCGTAGATTAAATGTAGCTGCTATTGTATACCCAGACTTAAATAATACTGAATTACAACAGTCCTATGGAGTAAAAGGAGCAGAGGCGTTATATGGAAAGATGTTTCTTGCAGGTGAAACAGCATTAATATCGGAAAAAGTATCTGAGATCAGTGGTAGCGACATTGCTTTAGAGGATGAGGTAGAAGAAGCAAAAAACTAATTCAAGGCAGTGATGATGAGCGTGACGGGTTAGCTTTCTATGCCCATGTTGCGCTTCATCGGTTCAATATACTGCCCAATAGATTTTTGAAGATGGATCGTAAGGAGAAGGCATTTATCATTGCGAGCTTGGACATAGAGCTGGAAAAAGAAGCAGAAGCAGCTAAGAAATAGAAGATTTATGCCAATACAGTATAGTGAATTTCCTCCAAGTTAGGTATATTTGTGTAGAAGGAGGGAATTTACATGAAAAAAGCTTTGAAGTTTGGATGTTTAGGTGCCTTGATTGGACTGATATTAATGATTGTTCTAATTATGGTTATAGGTGGAAATTCAAATAATGAAGATAATAAATCAGAAAAGGATAAAGAACAATCAAAAGTTATCATTGATGCAACTCAATTCAGCAGAATAAATACTGCAAAATTAGTTGAAATTATGGGTGAACCAGAATCTATTGACGAATATATGTGGTTAGTGCCATCTACAGGAAAGGAAATCCCTGCAAAAACTTACATATACGAAAACAATAGATATGAGTTCATGGTCATTGAAGATACTGTGACAAGGATGAATGTATATTCAGGGAAATATATGGGATATGACGATACTACATTAAAATTTAAGAACGAAGATGATCTTTTTGCTATTTTTAATATCAAAACTAATCAAAACCTAAAGAAAATAGCTGATACTGGGGCAGCATTAAGATACACACCCGTTTCAGATAACATAGCAGAATTATGGGTAGTTGATATTGAAGAAAATAGCTTCGGTGTAGCAAAAATCACGTATAACTTAAATTATTATTAAGCACTCTTCCAAGAGTGCTTTTCTTATGCTCAGAAAGAAGGTGAGAAACGTGTCAGTACGCACAACGATGACTTTAACAGACAGAATGACTGGTACTTTGCAGAGGATGATGAAAGCAATTAATAGCACAATTCGTGCGATGGAACAAATGAATACGGCTTCTAGTCGAAGTATGGATATGCGTAGCTTACAACGAGCAAGACGTGACATAGAAAGTGCACAAGCTTCATTTAATCGACTGCAAACGAGTGCTCGGCAAGCAGGTAGTGAAGGTCAAAATGCTGGTAATAGGTTGCGGAATGGTTTAATCCGTGTCAGAGATAGCGCGAATTCAGCCACCAGTAGCGTACGCACATTGCTAACAAGTCTTTTGGGATTTGCAGCTGCGTACTTATCTCTCCAAGGAATAGCTAATGGATTCAATAAATTCGCTCAAGCATCGGATGAATATTCTAATACAAATGCTCGATTAGCTAACATTAATGATGGCTTGCAAACACAAGTCGAATTACAAGAAAAGATTTACAGAGCTGCACAACGAAGTTTGAGTGCATATAACGATACTGCTGCTAGTGTAGCTAAATTAAATCTATTGGCAGGAGATGCTTTTGCTAGTAACGATGAAGCTATCCGCTTCAGTGAATTGATGAATAAGTCGTTCGCAGTATCTGGTGCCGGAAATCAAGAAAAATCGGCAGGTATGCATCAATTGACACAAGCAATGGCATCTGGTCGATTACAAGGTGATGAGTTTACTTCTATCACTGAAAACGCTCCATTACTCGCTAAAGCGATTGCGGATTCTGTAGGAAAGAGCATGGGTGAGCTAAAAGAAATGTCTTCAGCTGGTGAAATAACGGCTGATATTATTAAAACTGCACTCTTTAACGCTGCAGAGGATATAGAGGATAAATTTAATAAAATGCCTTTAACTTTTGCAGATGCCATGACGGTTTTTAAAAACTGGGCACAAACGGCTTTTGAACCATTGTTTAAGCGATTTATGGACTTTATTAATTCAGATGCATTCGGAATATTGGCAAGTCATGCTATGGTTTTTGTAAACATTTTTGTATCAGGTTTATCTCTTGTATTTGATGCGCTTGAGATTGTGTATAATGCAGTCGGAGCAATAGGTCAATTTATGAGAGATAATACAACATGGGTAACACCTCTATTAGTTGTAATGGCTGTGGTACTTACTTCAATTTCTACAATTTTAATAACACTTGGTTTAGTTCGTATTGCTACCCTCGCATGGGCAGCGGCCACATGGTTAGTAAGTGCCGCATATCTTTCTAATCCAATTACATGGATAATAATAGGAATTATTTCTGTAATTGCCCTAGTAGTGACAGCCATGGTTATGTGGGGTGAAGAAACTGCTATGGTAGTTGGTTTTGTAGCAGGCATTTTCGCAGCGTTAGGAGCCTATATCCTTAATCAATTTATAAATATAGCAAATTTCTTAACAATTTTTGCCGAATTCTTTATTAATTTATTTATTGATCCCGTCTATGCAGTAAAAAAATTATTTTATGATTTGGTCATGATGGTAGTGGAAAATATGTCAGCTATGACAGGGAGTTTTGATAGTGCTGCAACAGCGTTAGGAAATGCCTTTGTTGCGGGGGCTAATATTGCTATTAAGGCTGTAAACGGATTAATTACCTTAGTTAATAATATACCTGGTGTAAATTTCGGAAAAATAGGACAGCTACAAACCGGTAAATCAAATGTCGTGACGAAACATTGGCAGAACTTTGCTGCAAATATTAAAGCTCCAACAAGTGATAAAAACGTAGTTAGTTTGTCTAAGACCAAGCTATTTAGTATCCCAGATACTTTTAATAAAGCAAACGAATGGGCATATGACGGTATGATGGGAGCTGCCGATAAAGTAAGTGGCTTAGTTGATAAGGCAAAAAGTTTAGCTGGATTAGGAAAAGATGATAAAAATAAGTCAAATCCTTTTATTGATAAAGCAAGTTTAATGGATGATGTTGTAAAAACCGCTCCTTCTGAATCAGGTCTAGGTGCAGCTGGCGAACCCGACAAAGGAAAATTAAAGGGTGGAAAACTCGATAAAGTAAAAAAAATTGAGGATAAAATCAATCTTGCTGATGAATATCTTGAAGTATTCAAAGATATTGCAGAAGGAAAGGCCATCAATAACATTATTTCACTTACACCTAACCTACAAGTCCATAATAACATTGAAGATACAACAGGTAGTAAGATGGAAAAACTCCTTAATAAGTACGATGATTTAACTAGAGTAGGGGGGAAATCGGGTGAAATCAATGACCTTGTATCAAACACATTAAATGCTCCAGCTAGAGATGATATTGCAGTTTCAAAAGATGTACGAGAAAAAGTATCTTCTACACCTATTACAAACAGTAATAAGACCATAGTTCAGCATGTTAAGAGTGAACCTAAAATCGAATTTTCAGGGGATATTCATAAAGATGTGGATTTAAATGAACTAGTTAAGCTAATTACAAAGTGGTTAAAAGATGAACAAGATCGCTCTGTTGAGGGGGTATACGAATGATAGGAATCTATCTTAGTGCTAATAATGACAAAGAGGGCTTCCGAATCCCTGTGAATCCTCCTGAATTGCCGTTTAAAAATACCGCAGATGGCGAAGAATTTACAATTTCCAAGAAAGGTAGCGTAAATGTACCTAAGCCAATGAAACTTTCAGAGTTTGGATTTTCTTCATTTTTCCCTGCGAGCGATACCCATTATGCTGAAACTCAATTTAGAGAACCTAAAAAGTATATAGACCAAATAAACAAGTGGATGGCCAATGAAACGGTTATACGCTTTATTTATGTTGGTGGATCTTTTTCTATAAATGAACAGGTTACAATAGAGAATTTTGAAGTGAAAGATCAATACGGGACAGCAGACGTAGAATACACAATCTCTTTTAAAAAATATGTGCCGTTTGGGTTTAAAAAGATGGAAGTGGTAAAGAAGAGTACTGCTAAAAAAGGAGTAGCCACTAAACAGCCAGTAAAAGTTGCGAAAAAGCAAGCTCCTAGAGACAATCCTAAACCTGTACCGCAGACTTATAGCTTGGTAAAAGGGGATTCTCTTTGGAAAATTGCTCAAAAGTATACAGGGAATGGAGCAAACTACAAAGCTCTACAGTCATTGAACGGAATTAAAGATAGTGAACTAAGGAAATTACCTATAGGGTTGAAAGTAAAAATACCGCCTGAGTGGACGACTAAGAAATGAGGTGACAGGAATAGAAGTTCTAATCGACAATCGTGACGGTAATATATATGAAATACCTGTCACATCACTTAGTTGGAAGACAGAAAAAACAGGAAAAGCATCAGAACTTAATGTTAATCTGTTAAATTCCAAGCCACTTGAAAATAAAATTGTATCTGGAGCAATAGTAAGGGTAATTGACGGGAAACACAAAATTTTTTATGGTTATTCCTTTAAAACAGGTTTTGGCAAAAGTAATGAATTTAAGGTTACTGCTTATGACCAACTTAGGTATTTAATGTACAATGATACGTTTGTAATGAAATCAATGCAGGCCGAGGAAGGTATAGCGCAAATATGCAATCAAGCTACATTAAAATTAAGTACAACTACGAAAACAGGCTATAAAGCACCAGCAATGATAGAAGAAGATAAAAAAGCGTTAGACGTTATTATGAAGTATATCGATTCAGCTATTGTTGCAACAAATCAAAGCTTCGTGTTTATGGATAACTTTGGTGCACTTGGGCTGCATAATATTAAAGATTTAGTTATTCCACCCACTGATTTTTATATTGGCGAAGAAAGTCTCTTGTATGATTTCGATTATTCCGTATCCATTGATGATAGTTATAATCGCATCAAACTAGTTTTGGATGATAAAAAAGCATCAAAACGAAGAGTATTTATAGCGGAGGATAGCAACAATATAGCCAAATGGGGACAGCTACAATACTATGAGAAAGTTGATGAAAACATGACACGAGCTCAAGTGGAAAGTTTGCTAGATGCATTACTAGCTGTACACAACAAAGAAAAAAAGAAACTGACTCTGAAATGTTTAGGTGATTGGCGAGTAAGGGCAGGGAAAATGGTGTTCATCTTTATAGAAAAGTTGGGGCTAAAACAATTGTTTTTGGTTGATACTTGTACACACGATTGGTCAGCTAAAGTCCATACAATGGATTTAGAATTGAAGGTGATTTCATGAGTTTATTAGAATTAATCAAAACTACAGCGATGGCTGCATTTAATGCGTCCAATCCAGTTAATATTGTTCTGGGAACAGTCATTGAAGCAAAACCATTAAAAATAGAAATCCACTCAAAACTCATCTTAACGGATGAGTTTTTGCTTGTTGCAGAGCATTTGACAAGGCATGAACGTATAGTTTCGCTTGCTTATGAACATACACAAAATTTTTCTAGTGGCCGTATGGGAGATGCATTGAAACAAGCAAGTTCTACACGGAAAAATATAGGTGAATCTGCCCCTAATCCTTATGAAAAATACGAGATGAAGTATGCACAGTTTATTTATGAAGATGGACTTAAAATTGGTGATAAAGTTGTGCTCCATAGAGTGCAGGGCGGTCAAAAATATTTTGTATCAGACAGATATAAGGAAGGTGATAGTGTATGGTAGTCCCAACAGAGGCAATAACAATAATACCAGAAATTGAGGTAATGGAAGCCGTTGAATTACCCACTCGAACATACCACTTGGATTTCAAAAAAGGGTGTTGTACAGGATTTATAGATGGTCAGAAAGCAATGGAACAAGCAATTTTCAAAGCTTTAAATACCATCCGCTTCGAACATCTTATCTACACAAATAACTATGGTTTTCAGAATATGGTTGGTTATGATGAATTGTATGTAAGAGGGGACTTAGCTAGGCGTATTCATGATGCAGTCCTACAAGATGAGCGTATTACATCTTTAGAAAATTTCAGCCTTGAATTTACTTCAAAGGAAGATGTATTAGTGACTTTTACTGCTCGCACTATTTATGGGGATGTAAGTCTCTTGAAGGAGGCGATAAGGTTTGCTTGATTACTTAGAATCACAATCTTTTGATAGTCTCCTAACAGCATTGCTGGAACATGTACCAGATGATGTTGATAAGCGAGAGGGGAGTGTCATATACGATGCACTTGCTCCATCGGCGCTGAAACTTGCTGAGACTTATTGGGATATGGCTGTGCTCTATCGTCGCACTTTTGCTGCTACGGCAGACGGTGATGATCTGGAAAAGCGTGTAAATGAGCATGGAGTTGAGCGAAAAAAAGCAGGTAAGGCTATTCGTCGTGCTTTGTTTACAGATGGTGATGGACAACCACTTGATGTGTCAATAAGTAGCCAATATCGTTTAGATGAAATTATATATACGATAATTGAACGGATAGAAGCGGGTGAATTTAAAGCTGAAGCTCAGACAGCTGGATCCGTTGGAAATAAAGATTATGGTGAAATGCTCCCTTTAGAGGCAAACAATCAATTAGGGAAAGCGATTTTAGCAGATGTCCTTGTGCCTGGTGAAGATGATGAAACAGACGAATCGCTTTATCAAAAGTTTTTAGACCATATTCGTGAGAAAGCTTTTGGAGGGAATCGTGCTGATTATAAGAAAAAGTTAAGGGCCATTCAAGGTGTAGGTGGTGTTCGTTTAAGGCGTGCGCCATTTGGAGGGGGAACAGTAAAGGCTATTATTATTGATTCTGATTTTAATGTACCAACACCAGAGTTTGTATCCTATGTTCAAGAGATTATAGATCCAATCGAGTTTAAAGGTGAGGGCTACGGCACGGCACCTATTGGTCATGGAGTCACCGTGGAAGGTGTAGGAAAAAATGATATTGTTGTTGAGAGTGAACTAATTCTTAATGGAGTAACCATTGGGCAAATCGAGGCACAAATAAACGAAACTTTAGAAGAGTATTTTGCAGAACTACGTGCAATTTGGTATAAGGATTTAGAAATTAATGTGAGGATAACCCATATTGAAGCGAGACTTGTGGAAATCGAAGGAGTAGAGGATATTATTTCAACCACGTTAAATGGGCTTGATAAGAACATCAATATGATTGAAGATATCCCTGTTCTCTCACAAGTAATACTGAGGGAAGTGAGTACATGACCAATCCTTTTTTAGAGGAATTACCACCTTACTATAAAAATATTAGAGAGTTTCGTGAGATGTCCAACACAGTTACAGCAAGTTGGGACCAACTTGACGAAGCTCTTTTTGATATGGAAAATGATCAGTTTATTTTAACATCAAGCGAAACTGCTGTTGCGATGAGAGAAAAAGATTTCGGGATTCGTGCTGACTTGAAAAGTGAAACATTGAAATTTCGCAAGCTTAGATTACTTGCTCGTATGCAAGATAAAGCGCCTTATGTACTTGAATACTTAATTAAGGTTCTTACTAATTTATTGGGTGAAAATAAACATCAAATTTTACTAGACATTGATCATTTTGAAATGGAAGTAGCCATTGATGTAGAGCAAACCATTTACTATAAAGAGGTAATAAATATAATTGAGCGCATCGTGCCTTTAAATATCGACTTGATGGCGACAATACTTGCTATTAAGGATTCTTTAGTGTTGATCGCTGGAACATATGCTTGGAATTTTAACAATAATCGTATATGTGGCCGATTTAAAACAGCTTCAAAATCAGCAATCATAGGGAAAGAAAAAATAAGCATACAAGATGGATCGTATGCTTTTTTACTTCGCGCACGTGTTTGTGGCCGTTTTAGAGCAGGAGGTGGAATAGTGTGAGCGAAATACAGCCTTTATTAATACAACTTACAGAAGCATTTTTAAGTAATTTGGTAGTTGGGGCAAAGGTAACAATTGATGGAGTGGTTTATGGTAAACCTATTTCACATACTAGTGATCGTTATGGATTGAGAAAATATGTGAAATTAACAACCGAAAAAGGTCTTATTACTCGAGTAGTTTTAGTAGATTCGATGGACCGAGAGCTGTACGTAAAAAATATGAATTACCAAAAAGGCGCGCAGGGTTATACCATTGCATTCCCACTCACACTTGAAGCAAAGGAAGTGAAAGAAAATGGCTGAATTTATGACAGGAGAAATTCCTTTGAATTTTAAAACAAATCCATATAAACGAGTGGAATGGGAGGATGATTTAACTGATCCTAACACTGGTGAAGTGCTAGAAGAGGGCACAATTTTTTGGGCGGAATATGGAAATAATCTTGAGTGGGGTCTTTATAATGCATACCGTTTTTTGATAGAACAAGCTCGCCAAATGCAACGTATGCAGATCCAGATGGAATTGGACGGGCGAGTACCTGGGAACTCTGGGACATTTGCTGATCCTTTAGACGGCAGCACAAACAAAATTAGCTTGGATAAAGCCTTAACGGACATTATCGAGTCTGCGGCAATAGGTACAACTACTTTAACAGTGGCTAGTGTTGATGGTTTTACACCATTTACGCAAGTCACTATTTTTGATGATATGGCGAAAGAGGACGTAGTGATCACTGAGGTAGGAACAAATACTATCAAGGTGCAAGCCCTGAAAAATACGTACAAAAAGGGTGCTAAAGTGGCTCGTAGTAATGTTTCAATTGATACGGTCAATGCTGAAATGGGTGTCGGTGATTGGCAAACATTTAGTGTTGATTTAGTGGAGGTGGTATAAGGATGGCACAGTATTATTATGATAAGTTTACGGCGATAAGTAATACCTATAGGGCGGACAATGCACCGTGGAAAACCCACCCTGCAGGTGGATTTGCAAAAGGGTCATTTTCTGGACAACCTAGCGGATATTCTCACGATGGAAGTTCAAACACATACACAACGGCAGGGTCATGGGCGCATGGCGCACCCATAACGCCAGGGGCATCGTTCTTTCAACCTGCTACTAACGCACAAAGCATTGTTCGACAAGTAGCTTTGCAGTCGGGTGTTGCAGGTTATGATAGTGTAGACACTACATTAGAAATCAAATACGCGTCCGAAAACTCACAAAATACAACCTACTCAAAAGGTGCCCTGGTGCAAGCGAAGATTCCAGCAGAGGACGGCACGTACCCAGCGAACGGACGCCATACCGACGGGTATTGGTACGTGAAAGGTGCGGCAGTTGGGCCGTTAGGGCCTGGTGTGATTACCAATTCAGCGTACAGCAAGGCAAATTTTGGTGATAAAATTACACGTTTATCTAATGGTTGGTTAGTAGCTGCTGCTAAACAAGATAACACCGAGATATTTTTATTCAAGTCGATGGATGGTGGAGTATCGTGGACGCCTTTATGTTCGGTCAGTCAAGGAGCGACGGGATCTATCGGCACATATGCGATTGCGAGTGACGGCACTAAAGTTTACGTGGCAGTAGCACGTTCAATCACAAATAATACAGTGAACTATACAGTATTCGACGCCTTAACGGTGCAGAATACACGTTTAACGGATTATACGACTAAGCAAATTAATAATGTGACACATGCAACCGTTACGCAAATACAGATATACGTTGATCCACTAACGAAATTTGTGCATGTAGCGTGGATAGCGTCGTCGTCAGGGTCGTCACCTACTCAAAATGTTTACCATTCTGTGAGTACAAACGGCGGTACTACATGGTCTAGCACTACAATGGTTACAACAGCTATCACAACTGACGGGCGTTATAGCTACACAAACCTAGGACTAACGACTGATAGCAAAGGGTTCGTGACTATATTCGCTACTAGTGGTATACGTTTAATGCCATCTAATTCATCAGCCGCAGTGTATTGTGTATACGTCTTTAAAAATAACACGACTTTTGGCACGACACATATGTATGTTAATAGTGGTTGGTCGTTTAAAATTGCATATGATCCTAACAGCACTAGCTTTATCCAAACACAGGTAACGGGCGTAAAAGATAAAGACGGTTATTTCCATGCTACGTGGTTAGGTTACGATACTGTTATAAATAATATATACAATGTGTTTTATGGGCGAAGTAGAGACGACGGTGCGACGTGGGAACTTGTCAAAAGGATAACGAACCAATCAAGCGGTCAACATAACTATCCGACTATATCAGTGGATAAGTCTAACAAAGTAGTCATTACGTTTGCGTGGCAAAATCCTAGTCAAAGCAGCAGATATTTTGTTTATCAGATGGTAAGCACAGACCGCGGTAGCGTTTTCGGAGCACCTACACAGGTAGATGGTCGCCTCGACGCAAATACACAGTGCCCTTCTGTGCTGTACGACCCAACGTTTACAGTCTCATTTGGTGATATAGCACCGATTATGTATGAACAAACAACGAAGGGCATTTATTTCAAAGGTAACATCATTACAAACAATGCGCCATCTGTGACGATAACATCGCCAACAAACAACCAAACATTATACGAAAACGACACAATTAACATCTCAGGCGATGCCTACGATGCAGATAAAGACCAATCAATCACAGTCTACTATCAAATTAACAGTGAGCAGCGTAAAGTATTAGCAACAAACCTAAGTCAGACACAAATAACATTATCGAAGCAGCTCACATTCAAGAATGGTAAGCTGTACGATGGCGAAACGGTGCTTACTGGAACGCTTGCCGAAGGTGTAGCACACACTTTAAAAATTTGGGCAGTCGATAGCGAGAATGAACAATCAGCTACAATCGAGAGAACATTTTATGTTGTGCCTAACCGAGCACCATTACTATTTATTGATGCGGTTGTACCTGTAGGAGTTATCGATTCAGACAAATTTAAAATCAGTGGTACTTCATCTGATCAAGATGCAAATTCAACAGTTAAAGTAACCAAAAAGTTAAATGCTAATAACCCTGTTGAAATCTATAGTGGACCAGGTGGTGCTTGGGAATTTGATGTATCACTCGCTGAACTTGTTATAGGTGAAAATACGATTGTCGTTGAGGTAATTGACAATTATGGTGCCAAGACAAGTAAAACTATAAAACTAAAGAAGAATGAAGTAAAAACGCCTATTTTGCATGCTGTGGCGAGGTACAAAGTTACACCTCCTACTGGATCTGCAAAGGGCGTTTTATTATTCATTGAGCGTGATGAGGATATGGATCTTAAAGTTGAACTTTCCATGACATTAGCTGGCGAGCAAGAGCAGTATGAAACGCTAACAGCTGATAACACAGCTCCTATGCCTAACACTAATGGCATTGTCGAAGATACGTATTATCATGAAACGACAGAGCCGAAAGACAATATCATTTTGAAACTTTCTACAACACGTCCAGATGCGACAGTTAATCATAAAATCCACTTAATATCGGGGGCGATTGAGTAATGGTTATGGAATATAAGCAGCGTGAATCCGATGGCTCAATGGGCCAATCTGTAAAGGTTGGAACTGGATTGAGCATAGATGAACAAGTATTATCACTAGGCGAACAATTAGCCCAAGAGAAGATTAAAGGGATTCAAAAAGACCTTCTTATTAATAGTCTTGGCCAAACAGTTACTCAATTAAAGCTAGAAGTAATGACATTGAAAGGAGGTGTTTCATGATGCAATTTTGGCAAATCGCTTTTATGTACAAATGGGTGACTGCAGAGCAATTAAAATTAGCAGTTAAAACAGAAGAAAATCCATTTGGGGAAATCACGCCTAAACAGTACAAAGAAATTACAGGTAAAGAATTTTAATTAATTTTAATTAATTTAAAATTGGTATTAAAATATAGATTCCTATCGATTAGAATGTTAAAAATCGAAAGGAGCAAACTTAAAATGAGTAAACAATTATTATCTTTTATATGTTTTTTAAAGGCCTCTTTATATGGTTGTCTAGCAATGTTAATTTTTGTTCAGCTTTTAACTGGGAATGATTTAATAACAGCTTTATTTGCTAGATCTGTATTAACACTAACGTTCTTAATCTCAATACTTGAGATGATAGTTAATGTAGCTGATATACCGCAAAAATTAAAATAGGGTTGAATTCGAAGGATACGCCATATGCGTGTCCTTTTTATTATTCTAAAAGGGAAGTGTTCAGATGGAAAAATGGATTGCTGTAGTGAGTGGAACGATAGGCACTATCGTTTCATATTCAGTGGATGGTCTAGGAATGGCTGTTACAGTTTTGATTGGCTTTATGGCAATTGATTACCTTACAGGTATTATGGGCGGAATTGTTAACCAAAATTTAAACAGTCGTACAGGCTTTAACGGCATCATACGCAAGATTTATTACTTAATGCTAGTTGGATCTGTTTATTTATTGTCTGTTGTAATACCTGGCATCGAGTATGCAGGGGATGGGGCAGCCATTGCATTTTGTGTCCTTGAATTCATTTCAATCACGGAAAACGGTACTAAAATGGGCTTGCCAATGCCTGACTTTGTAAAAAATATTTTAGCTATCGTTAAGGATAAATCAGGAGAGGGTGAAGTCAAATGACAAGCGTAACTCAAACATGTCGAGATTTAAGCGAATTAACTGCAGCTGCTCAAACAGCATGTCGCCTATTGTTCCAGGAATGTTTCAAAGCTGGAATTGTAGACATTTTTATCACAGAAACATACCGCAGCCAAACGCGCCAAAATTATTTGTATGAGCAAGGTCGAACAAGACCAGGGCAAGTAATTACCTGGACACGCAATAGTAATCATACATCACGTAGAGCCTGGGATATTGCCATAGCACCGCCTAGAAATTTATACGACATTTCTACTTTATCAAAAGTGGGGGCAATTGCTAAAAAGCTAGGGATTACTTGGGGAGGCTATTGGCCAGTTGGACAGTATGATGCACCTCATTTTGAAATACCTACAAATTGGTCAATGCCTAAAGGTTACAAGTTAGAAGGACAAGTAATCGTGCCAACAAGTAGTGCTGTAAGAGTACAGCTCATTGTAGAGGATAAACCACAACAAACGGAAAAGGATGATGATATTATGAAATTCACTAGTACAACCGCAAAAGCTGCAGTTCGAGATTATATTCAACAAGCAGTCAATAAAAAATTAATTGATAAATCTTGGTTGGAGAAATTTGATAATGGCGCTATAACAAGTGGTGATTTTGAAGGATTAAAAATTATCATTGCACAGCGGAATAGTAATTAAGAGAAAAGAGGGGCACTGAAAAATAAAATCTACATCAAGTGCCCTCATAAAAACTATTAATTAATTTCCTATTGCTACGGTATAACTGATACTCCATATAATTAAAATAAACGTAATTGTCATAACAGTTGCTTCGACATTTGTATCATTCTGTCCCTTTATTAATTTCTTTATTAATTTTATAAAATAGAAACAAAACAAAAACCCATATACTGGCATAAGAAAAAAGCAACTGAAAGAAAAAAATGCCTCCATTATCTAAACCTCCCTATCTATGTATTATTATAATAAACTAATATACTTCTGAAAAAACTAGTACTTTTTATTCAAATTTAAATTATTTATCCAAAAATGATAAAATATGTATATAATAAAAATTGTAAAAAAATTGGGAGGTAGGGAAATGAAGAAAAATAGTATTTTAATGTTTTTAGGTGTCATTTTTGCACTAACGTTGGGATTCAATCATCAAGTTGAAGCCGCAGAAGGTGAACCATCTTTAACCGATGCTGAAAAGAATTATTTATATGGATTGAATTTTAGTGAGACAGAAGTTGAGAATATGCCGTATGAAGAACTAAAGTTCTTAGTTGATAGCGAGGCTGAAATTTTAACAAGTTTCGAAGAGATTTATAGTTTTGATGAAGTAACAAACGATCCATCAGAAGTTACAACTTTTGGTGATATTCCGAGTGCAGATATGAGTTTTAAAGGTAATGTGTTAAAGTTGAATAATAGTACTGTTTCTGGTTACAATGCATTTTATGCACACGCAAACTTTAGATGGTTAAATAAACCAATTTGGGCTTTAACAGATAAAATAGCTATTGGTTTCCCATCAAGTCTTGGTGTTTACATGCCAGCTCAATCTGGTAAACTTCAAGGTTTTAACTCAACATATTCTTTATACAATACTTCAACAGGAGGAACTACGTTAATGTCAAGTAGTTCTACACCGTCAACGTGGGATCCATCTTTAGGAGTAGCAGGTTCGTTTGATCTTAATGGATCTTTAAATAAATTCCAAACTCATGAAGGCACAATTGCTCAAACTTTCTATATTAAGTCTTCATCTTCAGGTAAAGCAACAATTAAGTTCGAATATGGTCATAAGAAATTATCAGGTACAGTAGGTATCTCAATACTTCCTGTCGGAGTAAGTATTACACCTAATCAATCAAATGTTGATGTTAGAAGTTATGGTGCTAGCTTTAGTTATTAA